CAGCGTGGTCGCCTACCCGGCGACCATCGCAGGCTTGCCCACCGCTTTCGTCAAGAGCGCCTCATACCAGAGGACGTTCAGGACGCGTGGCGGTCGTGGACGGGATCTAAACATCCCCGTTCCCGACAGTGTGGCGGAGCCATATTCGCACTTTGACAGTGTGAATTCCTTGAAAAAGGATGCCTATACGAGACGCTTTGGCAACGACGGGGCTCTTCAGCCCGATCGCGGCCATGCGTGGGAGTTGGTACGGTTTGACCGCTCGGACGGGCCGATCTCTTTTGATCAGCTTGACCCGAACGGTTACCCGCCCACCCTTTTCCGGAACGTGACCCTTGGGTATGGTTCTGGATTCTCGACTGTTCCGATGTTCACGGACAAGAGCTACGCGCTCAAGTCCTATGCACAGCAACAGTATGCAAAGGCGGCTCCACATGGCGACGCTTTCAGTCTCGCTCAGTTCCTGGGCGAGTTGCGCGAGGGCCTTCCGGCCCTTACGTTTCTGAAAGGTTCCTCCCTGCGTGATCTCAAGCGCTTTACCAGAAATGATAAGGCCTCGATCAAAACCCATACGTTGAAAGACGTCGTGGGTACTGCAGGTGGGAATTACGTTGGATATCAGTTCGCGCTAGCTCCTTTGGTCTCTGACCTTCAGGAGCTGGGGATGACCTTGTACAAGGCCACCTCCGCGCTTACGGGGTTTTGTGCCCCTATCCATCGTCGTCGCGAAAAGGTGAGTGACTCTATCGTGGAGTCATCGCAGTCTCAGGCGCCATCAATATCGGCGCTGTCCAGGGGATCTTATTAGATCCCCCTCCTTACACCACACCTGGAATCCCGCTTTTCATTCACTAGGCCTAATAGCCTGGAGATGAGCAGCGGAGTCAGCATTGTGGCCGACGCGTGGTCTAGCGTCGTCGAGGAGCATAAGATGTGGTTCGAGGCAGAGTATGTCCTCGTTCCAAAGATCGGTTTCGATCCTACATCTTATGTGGATAAACTGGAAGTTCTCATGAACACGGATTTCACAATCTCGTCGCTCTGGGAACTCTCACCATGGTCCTGGTTGGCTGATTGGGCGCTAAACATCGGCGACTCGATCAGGGCTAATGAAACAGCCTCTTCCAACCGATTGGTCACGAACTACGCATACGCTATGAGCGAACAGACGATCACGTCGGCTACGGTGCTGAAAAGCATCCGAACCCGGCCTAACTCGTACTGGTCCTACTCTGGCCTACCGTCTAGTTACGTGTCAACACGCTCGGTGACGGTTAAACGCCGCATTCGAGCAAATCCCTATGGGTTCAATCCCGTGGCCTCCGCCGGTTTCAACACCGAGCAGTGGGCCATATTGGGAGCCCTCGCCGCCTCAAAAGGGCGATAACGCGAGAACTACACCAACCAACACCCCAGCAATACAACATTGGAGCGCCATGCTTACTGACCCTCAGGTCGTTACCGTCTCCGGTAACGCCCGCACCCTTCCTCGGATCGAAGAACGTGGTGACACGTTCGTCTACTCCGACATTGCAAACGGCATCGATCTCTACGTGACCCAAAAGGTCGCGAAGGACGGTCGCCGTCGTAGCACCATCAGTCTCCAGGAGACGACGGTCGTGACTGATCCCATCACTGGGCTCAAGTCGCGTGTCCCGGACTCGGTCTCCATCGTCTTTTCTAAGACGGCGGATATTCCGGCCAGCCAGATTGTGGCGCTTTTCACGGCGCTCAACTCGGCTCTTTCGGGTAGCAGCAATGCTCTCGCCCTCAAGCTCGTGGGCGGAGAGAAGTGAGCGGTCTTGAGGCACTGGCCATCGTGGCGGTCGCCTTTCTGATCTCCATCAGTCTGGCAGCCTTCGCTGTGGCCGCTGCCCGCGGATCGCGGGTCTAGTTTCGCACGGTGGGAATCGAACCTCTTAAGGAGGAGAGTTGAAAAGCCTGTTAAGGCTCCACCAATCTGCCCTGCTAGACGCAGGGCTCCACTGTGACACATCAATCGTGCGCGATGCGGAA